TATCAAATTGCCTTCGTAGCAGATCAAGAAATTAATCTACTAGCATGTCTAACTGAAATTATGGTGGAGTGTGAATTTAAATGAAAAACATGTCAAAATTAAAACATCAAGTCAAATCAAGTCGTTATTACATCTTTTGGGGTGCTGCCACTATTGCAGTTATGGCAGGTCAAATTTATGTTGGAAATGGATATCGTGGTATGTCAGAGTCTGTAAAGGATCTTACTGAAATGATTGAAATTCAAATTGAACTTGAAGAAATTAGAACAAGAAATGGGTACGTCTACTAAATCTCTCAAAACACCATTAAGATATCCTGGTGGTAAGTCTCGTGCCTGTGTTAAAATGGATCAGTTTCTTCCTGATCTAAATGAGTATAAAGAATTTCGTGAACCATTTTTAGGTGGGGGTAGTGTTGCCTTACATATTACAAAAAGATATCCACATTTAAATATTTGGGTTAATGATTTGTATGAACCACTTTTTAATTTTTGGTGTCAACTTCAAGACTATGGTTCTGAACTAGAAGAAAAAATACTTGATTACAAACTAAAATATAATGACCCAGAATCAGCAAGAGAACTTTTTAAAAAATGTAAAGATGACATTGATTCATCTGATAGTACACCCTTTGACCGTGCTGTGGATTTTTATATTATTAACAAGTGCAGTTTTAGTGGTCTTACTGAGAGTTCTAGTTTTTCCCCTCAAGCTTCTGAAAGTAATTTTTCACTCAGGGGAATTGAAAAATTATCAGAATACTCTAAATTGATTAGTGACTGGACTATCACAAAAATGAATTATTGTCATATGCTTACAAATCAAAAAAATGTTTTTACATATCTAGATCCCCCATATGATATTAAAGATAATCTATATGGTAAGAAAGGTGAGATGCATAAAAAATTTAATCATGATGATTTTGCCACAGAATGTGATCACTATACAGGTCATCAATTAATATCATATAATAGTAGTCAATTGGTTAAGGAACGTTTTAAAAAATGGAATTTAGTCGAGTTTGATCATACATATACTATGAGATCTGTTGGTAGTTATATGTCAAATCAACAGCAAAGAAAGGAATTATTATTATTTAATTATCAACTCAAGGAGGAAGATTAATGGAAGATTACGATAAAGAACATATCAATGATCTTTGGGAAGATATGGATCGCCTTAACTCACTATATGAAGAAATGATGTGGGATCATGATGATGTTTTAGAGTTTGTTCCTGATTATAAAAATAATAGGATTATTATAAAAAACAAAAGTATGGAAACAAAGTGACAGAATTAAAAGATTGGTTAAATTCTATAAATCATACTAAGAAAAATTTGATTGATGAAGATCCCTCTATAGAAAAAGAGTATCCTCCATATATTGTTAATCGTTGTTTTTCTGGTCATCTTGATGCGGTACTATTCGCAAATGAAATGAATAAGTATAATTTCTTACCAAAGAAGATGCAATATGATTTTTTTATAAATATCCTCAGAACTAAGAAGAGATTCTCTCCTTGGATCAAAAAAGATAAGATCAAAGATCTTGAGTATGTGAAACGTTATTATGGATATAGTAACGAAAAAGCATTACAGGTTCTAAAAATCCTAACTAAACAACAACTTAATTTTATAAAATCGAAGTTTGAAATTGGAGGAACAAAATGAGCGTGGTTCAAGAACCCGAAGTGAATTGGGCACCTAGTCAAATGGTTGAGATAACTCTTAACGAACCAGATGACTTTTTAAAGGTTAGAGAAACTCTCACAAGAATTGGGGTAGCATCCCGTAAGGAAAAGAAAATATATCAATCATGTCACATATTACATAAGCAAGGTAAATACTATCTTGTTCATTTTAAAGAGCTCTTTGCTCTTGATGGTAAACGTGCTAATTTAACTA